CGGGGGGTGGGGGGGCAGAACTTGGACGCTGTTTCAGAGTACGCGCAGTTCTGCGACCGCGTGAACCTTCACGTTCACAACCTGATCATGGCCCTGTCGCCTACCTGGTGGTTCATCGAGAACCCGCGCGGAGGTATGCGGAAGATGGACTTCATGTCCGGCCTTCCGCGGCACACCGTTACATATTGCCAGTACGGCGACACCCGCATGAAGCCGACGGACATCTGGACGAACCACCCAGACCCAGAGTTCAAACCACCATGTCACAACGGCGACCCGTGCCACACCCCAGCGCCGCGCGGCGCGAAGACGGGGACCCAGGGCCTTTCCGGAAGCCGCGAACGGTCGATCATTCCGGCGGCCTTGTGCGAACACATCGTCGAGATATGCGAGAGCGGCGACCCTGACTGGGGCCGCCATTGAAAGGAGAAACGCCCATGAGCGAAGGCATTTTCGGCAAGGACGCGGACCTGGCCCAGCGGCTGAAGGACCGGATCGCGTTCCACGCCAACGAACACCGGCACACATACGAGATCGGGAAGGGCGTCATGGACGCCCTGGCCCTGGACCTTCTGGCCGACTTCCGTGACGCCGGCGGTGTGATCCTCCCTGTGAAGCCGAACGGGACTGTCTGGCTGATCCGGCGCCGCCGCGTCGTGTCGGCGACCGTCATGTTCGTCGGAGCGGGAGCGGACGGCCTGACGTCCTTCAGCGTCCTTCGTGGACGCCTGGGAACGACGGCCTGGTCGTCAGAGCAGTTCACCGAACACGACATCGGGAAGACGGTCTTCCTGACGAAGGAAGCGGCCGAAGCGACCCTGGAAGGCGGCGGAGCATGGCAACAGTAAAAGGCCTTGCCGCGTATGTCTGCGACAAACTGGCCGGAAAAGTCCTGATTCATAGATATGACGCCTATTCCACGAACAGCGTCTACTTGAAGTTCGACTACGGCCTGGGAAACAGTCTTCGCCTTTCTGACCATACAGGGAAAGCCGGTCTGAACTACCGTTTCAATATCATCACGACCCTGAAGAGCCTTGGAATAGAAACGTCCGGAGAATACCCCCGCTTTTATTATCCGCCCGACATGGTGGACAAGGCAATCGCCGACATCATGGAAGGCGTCACAGAAAAACGCGGCCGGTATCGTGACTATGAAAAGGCCCTGGAAACCGCACGGGCCAGGACGAAGGGAAAGCGTGGCTTCTGGGAGCAAGCCCGACTTGTGAAAGGAGACGGAGCATGGAAGGAATAGTTCGCGACCGCTGTCCGCTGTGCGGCGGGAAGATTGTCGTTTCCGACCTGTATCAGACCTCCCGTGACTTTGAAGTCCGGAAGGGCGGGAAAGTGTCCAGACGCTACACTGTCACCGACTGCGGTTCGATGGAAGTCAGTGTCGCCGGCTGTGCGGACCGGTGCGGCGCGTACTGGGACGCCGATTCCTTCTACATCGGGGCCGACGGGAAGTTCTACGATCAGAAATACCACGAAGGCGGTGAAGACCATGACGTTTCTTGAAGAGGTCCGCCGGAAGGTCGAGAAGGAAGAAAAGGCGTGTGCGACGTGCGGGAACCTGGTCCGCATAGGCGGGACCCTGATCGGCTGTGTCGCCCACGACAAACTGATCCTTCCGAACTATCCGCCCTTCTTCGGACAAAAGCCGTGTCCGGACTGGAAGCCCTGATCCTGGAATGGCCCAGAAGAAGCGCCAGGGCGTCCCGCCGGCGATCCAGTATTCCATATTTGAAGACGGAAACGTCTTCGTCTGCCCCTTCTGCTGTGCTGAACTTGCACGAACAGAAGCCGGAATCCCGCGAGAGTGTCCGGAGTGCGGACAGCCCATAGAAAGGAAAAAGAACCAATGATCGGGAGAAGAAAAAAGGACTTGCCAAAGTGGCGCTATGACTTCAACTGTCGGAAGTGCGACAACGTCCAGTTCATAAACGATCCGGAACACGGTCGTCTGGGCGACTACTGCGTGGCTTGCGTGGAAGCCTTCGATCAGGGCCGGCCGGACCCGATCCACGCGGACGACGACCGCGTCGTCCGTTGCGACTGCTTCCGGCCGATCCCCGCCCCTGAAGAGGAAGAACAGAAAGAAGGTGAAGGCACATGATGAAGCGCCTTCTGATCGGCGTCCTGTCGATCGCCGCGGGAACGGCCCTGGTCCTGACGTCCTTCGCCTGTGCGCGATTAGAAGACGGCGGGAGTGTAAACGGACCACCCACGCAAGAAACGCCGTCAGCGGCCTTCCAGGGGCCTTCTGTGGCCGTTGCAGAAATCGCAACAACCACGCCGGAGCCAGAACCCGAACCGGAGTGGATCGAAGGCACGGCGACCGCGTACTGTTCATGCGAAATCTGCTGTGGAGAATGGGCGCTGAACCGCCCGAACGGGATCGTCTACACCGCCAGCGGCGCCGAAGCTGTCCAGGGCGTGACGATCGCCGCCGACTGGTCGATCTACCCGCCAGGGACCGTCCTGTTCGTGGAAGGCCTGGGCGAAATGATCGTCCAGGACCGCGGCGGAGCGATCCAGGGCCAGAAGATCGACGTCTACTTCGAGAGCCACGCCGACGCCCGTCAGTTCGGACGCCAGAATGTCCGGTTCTACATAGTGAACGACTGAAGGAAGCTGAAATCAAATGATAGCACGGGCAAGCGGACACAGTCCGACTTGCTATCGTGCAGAAATGGAGCAAAATAAACATGGAGATCAAAGACATCGTTCGAAAAGCACACGACAACGCCGTCGAACACGGCTTCTGGGACCCGCCCCTTCCCTTCGGAACGGCGATCGCGCTGATCCACAGCGAACTTTCCGAAGCACTGGAAGAGGAACGAGCCGGACACCCCCTGATCTGGTATCACTGTACGGAAGGCGACCCGTCCCTTCCTTGCGACCCCGCGGACGAAACGGAGTGCTTCCAGTACGGCCACGAAGACGCCTGTCAGTACAGGAACAAGAAGCCGGAAGGCGCGGCCGTGGAACTGGCCGACGCCGTGATCCGGATCGCGGACCTGTGCGGACACCTGGGAATCGACCTGGACGCTGTGATCGAAGAGAAGATGGCATACAACGCCGACCGCCCCTATAAGCACGGGAAGCGATTCTGAAGGACGGTGACACCATGAATCAAGTTCAACTGATCGGCCGAATGGCCCGTGATCCGGAATTAAGACGGACGGAGAAGGGGACGTCTGTCGTGTCCTTCGCCCTGGCCGTCGACCGCCGGTTCCAGCGCGACGCCGTGGACTTCATTGACTGCGTGGCGTGGAGGTCCACAGCGGAGTTCGTCGACAAGTATTTCCGCAAGGGGAAGCGTGTCGCCCTGACCGGTTCGATCCAGGTCCGGAAGTGGAAGGACAAGGACGGGAACGACCGGAAGTCGGTTGAGGTGATCGCCGATTCCGTGGAGTTCGCAGACGGCAAGGACCAGGGCGCCGGTTCCTACGCCGCCGACCAGATGGCCGCCGGCGGAAGCCAGCAGTTCACGGAGATTGAAGACGAAGACGGAGAACTTCCGTTCTGAACATACCCAGAGGAAAGGCGGTGAACCACATGGACCAGATCGAAAAGGAAGAGAAGCGGAAAGCCTGGGTACGCTTCCGCGTCATGGACGTCCTTCGGAACCACGACCAGGAAGCGCGCGTCATTGAATCGCAGATCGCCGCGGAACGCGCCGCCCTGGCGGAAGACCTGAAGGAAATCATGGAATCCGCCTTCCCTTCCGGGCAGCTTTCAGACGCCGGCGTCCGCGTCCAGTCTTCCCCAGACCCAGACGCCCGAATGGTGAACATGGTCACACGGGCAGAGAAGCGCCGGAACACCGCCGCCCGACGGATCGGCACCCTGGAACGTCAGGCCCAACAGATCGAAGACGTCCTGTCCGCGATCCTGGGAATGGACAGTCAATCGAAGTGCGTCCTTCTGGCCCTGTATTACCCCTTCCGATCCTACAAAGAAGCGGCCGGTTTCCTCCACATGGCGAAGGCCACGATCTACCGTCAGAGGAAAACAGCCCTGGATTCCCTATTCGCCGCCATGTATAAATCCGATTCCTTTCGCTGAAAGATGAATACAGGTGAATACACATGAGACTTTCAATCTGGAAAACCATGTGGTAGAATTATAGTCGGGAACAGCGTGTTCCCCCTCCTTTTGAATAGGGTACAGAAAGACGTCCTTTCGGGGGCGTCTTTTTTGTACCCGCTTTCAGAGGACCACGAAGAAAGGACGGTGTGAATCATGGCGAAGATCACGAAGAAGAATGAAGTCTTCTGTGAAGAATATCTGATTGACCTGAACGCGACCCAGGCCGCGATCCGCGCCGGATATTCTCCGAATGCCGCGGGAAGTATTGGTTCCGAATTACTGAAGAAACCTGAAATTCGCGCGCGCATTGATCAGGCGATGGCCGAAAGGTCGAAGCGGACGGGGATCAACGCTGACCGCGTCCTTCGCGAACTGGGAAGGATCGCCTTCCTGAACCCGAAGGACGTGATCGACCTGAACACGGCCGAAGTCCTGGGGACTGCTGTCGAAGACGACCTGGCGGTGATCGCCGGTGTTAAGGTGAAGCAGACCCCGACGGAGTTCGGAACGAGCGTCGAACGCGAAGTGAAGATGGCCGACAAGCTGAAGGCCCTGGAACTGTGCGGTCGTCACCTGGGAATGTTCAAGGACAATCCCGAAGGGAACGCGCCTGTGACTGTGGTGATCAACTATGACTACGGCGGCGAAGATTGAGTTCAAGGCGTCCGCCCAGTTCAACCCAGTCTTCCGCCCTGTCAATGAGTGGCGCGGCCGCTATCGTATTCTGAAGGGATCGGCCGGTTCCGGAAAGTCCGTGAACATCGCCCAGGACTACATAGCGAAGCTGTCTGACCCCGCCTATACCGGCGCGAACCTTCTGGTCGTCCGAAAGATCGAGGAAACGAACCGCGATTCCACCTTCGCGGAACTTCAGGCCGCAATCTATCGAATGTTCGGCCCATACGCCGAACGCTTCTGGAAGGTCAACCTGAACCCCCTGTCCCTGGAATGTAAGATCACGGGAAACCGGATCATATTCCGCGGCGTGAAGGACCAGCGTCAGCGCGAGAAGGTGAAGTCGATCACCTTCAAGAACGGAAAACTTGTCTGGATATGGTGTGAAGAAGCGACGGAACTTCTTTCCGAAGACGTCGACATTCTGGACGACCGTCTTCGCGGTAAGCTGGACGGCATGAACCCGAATCTGTATTACCAGATCACAATGACCTTCAACCCCGTCAGCGCAACGCATTGGATCAAGGCCAGATACTTCGACAAGGCCGATCCGGACGTCCTGGCCCACCATTCCACCTATAAGACGAACCGATTCATAGACCCCGCCTATTATCGCCGCATGGAGCGACGGAAAGAGGAAGACCCAGAAGGCTATCGCGTGTACGGCCTGGGCGAATGGGGCGAACTGGGCGGCCTGATCCTGACGAACTTCGAAGTCCACGACTTCAAGACCACCAGGGACGCCTTCGACGCCTTCTACTACGGCCAGGACTTCGGCTTCAACCATGCGAACGCGATCCTGGGCGTCGGCTGTAAGGACGGCGAAATCTATATCTGTTCCGAAGTCTATGTCTTCGAGAAGGACACCGAAGAAATTATCACCCTTGCGAACCAGGCAAAGGTTGACCGGCGCGTGGAAATGTTCTGCGATTCCGCGGAGCCGGACCGGATCAAGACGTGGCAGAAGGCTGGCTTCCGCGCCTACCCCGTGAAGAAAGAGCCTGGAAGCGTAAAAGCACAAATCGACTGGCTGAAGGGCCGGAAAATCCACATTCACCCGTCCTGTGTGAACGTCCTGAAGGAAGTTCAACAATGGAAGTGGAAAAAGGACCCGACGACGGGCCTGTATATCGACGAACCTGTGGAGTTCATGGACGACGCTATGGCGGCCCTTCGCTATTCCGTCGAACGGCTTCGCCGCGGTTCTGCTATTGAAGTTTTGAAATGAGGGAGTGACACCACATGGCCGAATATTCCGTTATGGACCGGATCAACATGATCCTTTCCGATCCGGACCACGCGACAATGACCCTGGCCCAGATCGTGACAGAAGAGATCAGAGAGTTCAAGGCGTCCGAACAGTACGCGAACATGATCCAGGCGGAAGCCTATTACAGAAACCGGACCGACGTCCAGCGCAAGACGAACGACGTCGCGAACCGATCGAACACCAGGATCGAACACCCGATACTGAAGAAACTGGTCGACCAGAAAGCGAACTACCTTCTGGGAAAGCCATTTACCGTCGACACGCAGAACAGCAACTACGGCGACGCCCTGAACGACGTCTTCGACCAGACCTTCCGCCGGAAGATCAAGTCCCTGGGGAAGGGCGCCGTGAAATCCGGTATTGCATGGCTTCAGCCCTACTTCGACGACGGGAAGCTGGCCTTCATGCGAATCCCGTCCGCGGAACTGGTTCCGATCTGGCACGACGCGGAGCGAACGAAGCTGGACGCCTTCATTCGCTTCTATGACCAGGTGATCTACATCGGCACCAGGAAGCACACGATCACCCACGCGGAACTGTGGTGGACCGGCGGCGTGAAGTATTTCAAGACCGACGCCTTCGCCGGCACCATCGCCGGCGACTTTATCGTCGACACCGAACACGGCGACGAAGCCAACGACTACACCGAACCCCATTTCACCGTCGGCGACAAGGCCTATAACTGGGACGCCGTCCCGATCGTCTGGCTGAAGTACAACGAAGAGGAACTTCCCCTTTGCTATTTCATCAAGGACCTGATCGACGACATCAACTGGCAGACGTCCGTGACCGCCGACGTTCTCCGTGACGTGGCGAAGTTCATCTATATCCTGAAGAACTACGGCGGCCAGGACCTGGGCGAGTTCATCAAGGACCTGAAGGAACACCTGGCGATCAAAGTCAGCACCGACGGCGGCGTGGAAAAGCTTCAGGCCGATCTTAATATCGACGCCGTCATGGCCTTCCTGGATAAACAGCGCCGCGACGTCTATGACTTTGCCGCGGCCGTTGATACGAAGGACCCTGAACTGGGGAACGCGTCCGGAACGGCGATCAACTTCCGTTATATGGACCTGTCGTCTGACTGCGATTCCCTGGCGACTGAACTGAACGACACCTTCCAGCGCCTGAAACTGTTCATTGACGTCTATCTTCAGATCATCGGGAAGGGCGACTTTTCGAAGGAAACCTTCACGATAGTCTTCAACATGGACCTACCGGTCAACGAAACGGACATCATCAACAACGCCGTTGCAAGTGAAAGCCTTCTGTCGAAGCGGACGATCCTTCAGAATCACCCCTGGGTAACTGACGCGGACGAAGAAATGGAGAGGATCGAAGCGGAGAAGAAGGCCGCTATGGAGGAATACGGCGAAGGCCTGTTCGGTGACGCACTGGGCGCCGGCAAGAACAAGAGCGACCAGAACGGCGCCCCTGTGAATGGCGGTGACAACGGTGACGAATAACCGTGACTACTGGGCCGACCGCGCCCTGACGCGCGAGAATGAAGCCTATCTTCGCGGCGCGAAACTGTCGGGGAAAATGTTCAGAGAGTACGAAGCCGCGGCGAAGTCGATCAGAAGAGAGATCGACAGCTTCTATTCGAAGTACGCCGGCAAGTACGGCCTGACCTATGACCAGGCGGTCCGCCTTCTCAACCGGAAGGAGTTCCAGGAATGGAAGGCCGCCCTGGGCGACTATGTCGCCACCATCGAAGCCACTACCGACCCCAGCGTGAAGGCGGTCCTGAAGGCGCAACTGGACGCCCTGTCGGCGAACAGTTCCATTTCCCGCCTGGAAGCCCTTCAAGGTCAAATCGACCTGATCCTGAACGACCTGTGGAAACGCGGCGTCGAGCAGATGAAGGAAGAACTGGGCGAAGGCTTCGTCGAAGGCTACTACAAGAAGTCCTATGACCTCCAAAGCCGCGCCGGCTTCTACAATGAGATTGCGAAGATCGACGCTTCCGCCGTCGAAGACGCCGTGTCCTATCCCTGGTCCGGCGCCATGTTCTCCGATCGTCTGTGGCAGTCGAAACAGGCCCTGGTCTTCAACACCAGGGAGATCATCACCCAGGGCCTGATCCAGGGGAAAAGCGTGGGCGTCATGGCGTCCGCCCTTTCCTCCCGAATGGGCCAGTCCTACAAGAACGCCGAACGCCTGATCCGGACGGAAACCGCACATATCCACGCAGAAGCCGACAGGAAGGCCTACAAGGAAGCCGGCGTCGCGGAATATGAATATATGGCCGCGGTCAATGAACGCACCTGTGACACTTGCGGCGGCCTGGACGGCCGGCGTTTTAAGGTGTCCGACGCGGAACCTGGCGTCAACTACCCGCCCATTCACCCGAACTGTCGCTGTACGACGGTCGAATATGACCCAGAAGAGGCCCTGGACTGGCTGAACAGCGGGGAGCCTATGCCGAAGCGGACCACCTATCAGGAATGGTACAGCCGGCAGACGGCCACAAACGGTCAAGGTTCGGTTGAAGTCGAACGGAAGAAGGCGTATAATATCAAGGCAGACCAGGAGCAATTCGACGCCTTCCTGGGCGTCCTTCCGGACGGCGAAGCCCCGCCCACCCTGGACGCCTTCCAGAACGTGAAATACACGAATCCGGAGAAATGGCGCCAGATGAAGGCGAAGGTCCGCCTTTACAACAGCACCGCCAGCCGCGGCACCCTTCCCGAAGCGGCGTCTGCGTCGGCACCCCAGGACAAACTTCAGGGCTACCTTCTGAACCATGAACACCCCCGCGGGAAGGAAAAGGCCCATGTGATCAACCAGGTCCTGGGCTACAATGTGGAAAACTGGGAAACCTTCCAGAAGAAACTTCTGACGGAGGTCCAGAAGTCCCCTGTGACGAAGACCGTATCCACGCAGTTCGGCGAACGGTACACCGTCCCCGTGATCCTGTACGGCCGGAAGGACCGGTTCCTTCGCCTGAACACCGTCTGGCAGATAGACACCGGCGGGAAGACCCCGCATTTCATCACGGCAACGCCGGAAAGGAAGAAGTGACAGCCTATGTTTGAATTATATGACACCGTCGTCCTTCTGGAAGACGACCATGACACCGGCGTCAAAGCCGGCACAGAAGGGACCGTCGTCTATATCCAGGGCAACGGGGAAGCTTACACCGTCGAGTTTTTCGACGAAAACGGGAACACGATTGAAGACGCCCTGTTCAAGGACTTCCTTCCGTCACAACTGAAGAAGAAGTAAACGTCGGCCGACCGGCCGGCGTTTTCTTATACCCTTTTCCAGGTGGAACAGGCGTCGCCTTCGGGCGGCGCCTTTTTCATAATACAAGCCGCACCCGTCCGGCGACCAGGCGGGACCGCGAAGGGCGTGGAAGCCGCCATATAAACAGCGGAGAAAGGAACACCTATGATCATTGAAGGAATCAGAAATCTTCTGGGCGAAGACCTGACGAAACAGGTCGAAGCGGCGCTGAAGGGCAAGGGCAAGGACGGAAAGGACGTCGACCTGGTAATCGGGAACGATGGGACCTTCGTTCCCGCCGAAAAGTACAACGGCGCCAACAGCGGGAAGGCCAGCGCGGAAAACGCCCTGAAGGCGGCCGCGGAAGCCCTGAAAGCTGTCGGCGGTTCCGGCGATCCGGCGAAGATCGCGGACGACGTCAAGGTCGCGAAGGAGAAGTTCGACACCCTTCAGACGACCCACGCCGCCGAACTTGCGAAGATCAGCAAGCGATCCGCCCTTCAGATGGCCTTGAACGGGAAGGTCTACGACCCTTCTGACATCATCGGCCTTCTGGACATGGACAAGATCGAAGTCAGCGACGACGGAAGCCTGAAAACCGACCTGGAAGGCCTTCTGAAGCCGATCAAGGAGTCGAAGGCGTACCTGTTCAAGGAAGACCCCGCAAAGACCCCGCCCGTCCACGGCGCGACGCCGGCCGATCCTGGCCCGAAGACGCCGCCGGTGGCCGGCAAGGTAGACGGCCCCGTCTGCCTGTAAACCACACCACCATAAACGAAAGGAATGATACACAATGGCAAGAACTAAAGCTATCAGCCTGATCCAGAGCGGTTCCACGAAGGCCGACCTGGCCGAACTGTCCGGCCTGGTGATCGCGAACATTCAGAAGGACACCCTGGCCCAGGGCCTGAAGTCCCAGGCCTACACCGGCAACCCCGCCAGCGGTTCCGTCGAGTTCAAGCGTTTCAAGAACAGCGCGTCCCAGCCCTACGGCACCGCACGCACCGCGAACAAGGGAACCGCGATCACCGTTCCCCCGACCCCTGTCAACCTGGACACCCACCGCGAGATCGTCGAGGAAGCCGCGAAGTTCGACCTGGACACCTTCGGCGTGACGAACATCATGGCGCGCCGCGCCGACAACCACGTCGACACCGTGGCCGCGGAGTTCGACGCCGCCTTCTTCCAGACCGCCTTCGACGCCGGCACCGCCTACACCCCCGACGCCAGCGCCACGATCGAAGAAATCCTGGAAGGCCTGATTCAGAGCGTGGAAACCGTGAAGAACGACTATGTCCGCGGCGTTCCCCGTAACCTGATCCGCCTGGTTCTGGACCCCGTCACCTACGGCAAGGCCAGAAACTACCTGGACAAGAACACCAACAACGCCAACGTCGACACCGCGGCGGAGGACTTCGCCATGTTCCACGGCGTCCGCGTCTATTCCTCCATCAATCTTCCCGTGAAGACCGAAACCGTGGAGTCCACGAAGACGAAGACCACCACCTGTCACGGTGTCGCCATGATCGAAGGCGCGATCGCCCAGCCGGCGGTCATTTACCCCTACAAGGAGCCGGAGAAGATCCCCCTGTCCAACGACTACGGCGTGTCCATGTTCTTCGACTACGGCACGAAGGCCCTGACCCCCGACCTGATCTTCACCTACTCCACCAGCGTCACTTCCGCCTGATCGGCGTGGCGCCCGTTTGAAAGGAGGAACAGAACGTGAAGTTCAAGCACATTAGAACCGGCGCGATCCTGGAACCCCATAGCGACTTCGTTCTGGAACAGTTCCAGAAGTCCCCTGACCTGATCCCCTTCGACGATCCGGAGCCTGTCGCCGCCCCTGGCGACGGCGACAAGCCCCTGTCGAAGTTCACGAAGGACGAACTTCTGGAAATGGCCCAGGAAGCCGGAATCGCGGTCCCTGACGGCGCGAAGAAGGCGGAGATCATCGACCTGATCGAAGCCCTGAAGCAGAACTGACGGGGCCGCCGAAAGGTGGTCTATCATGCTGAAAGAAATCCTTGCTTCCCTGGAAGGCCTGACCGACCTTGAAAGGGCCGAAGTCCTTCGGACGCTTATGTCCGGACAGACGGTCCTTCAGAAGGTCAAAACCCTTCTGGGGATCACCACGGAGGGCCAGGACGACGTTCTGGAATATGTGATCCAGACCGTTCAGACCCTGGTCCTTCGCTATATCAACTGGGACGAACTCCCCCTGGAACTGGAAAACGTCCTGGCTGTCATGTGCGTCAGCTACTACAAGGCCGCCGGACTGGGAACCACCGCGGCGGCGCCTGGGGCCGTGTCTTCCGTGAAGCGCGGCGACGTCCAGACGTCCTTCGCGGTCGGCTCCGGTTCTTCCGGATCGGCCGGCACCTTCAACCTGGGAAACGACAACGGGGACTTCTTCGGCTGGAAGACGGTCCTGAATGAATACCGGAAGTTAAGGTGGTGACGGAATGGCCTTCGGAAGCCCCGCGGCGGAGCGCGCCGCGATCGAAAGCACCTATGAAGACACCGCCACCGTCTACCGGACAGCACCAAAAAGGGGCGCGAACGGCCTGTCCGCAAGCGTCCCCGACGTGGTGTATTCTGGTATCATTTGCGCGCTGTCGTATTCAGGTACAAACAGCAGTATGCAGACAAACGCACAACAGAACATCGACCACGACGCCGTCGTCTTTGCCGGTCCGGACCTGAAGGTCCTTCCTGGCGACACGATCGTCGTGAAGCGGTTCGGTCGCGACGACCCTTCCAGCACCCAGGAAGTGACGTTCGAAGTGATCGGCCGCCCGTCGATGTATGCCACCCACCAGGAAATCAAAGTAAAGGACGGTGATCTGTCGTGACCTTGAACGACTTCCTGGAAGCGATTGCGAAGAAGCTGATCGCCAGGTGGCCCGTCCGTCACGTCTTCGTCAACCGGATTCCGGCCGAAGCTGACGGGAACTTCTATGTCCGCGTGATCGAAACCACCCAGGAACAGAAGCTGGACCGCCGCCGCGTCAGGACGACGCGGTTCGAAGTCTGCTATCTTCAGGCGGACAGGGACAACCTGTCCTTCAATACCTGGTTGGAAGCTATGCTGGACGACTTCGAAACCCTTTCCGTCTTCGAGAAGACCGAGGACGGGACGGACGTCTTCCGGTCGCTTCGGCTGACGAACATCGCGGCAAACCAGGACGGCGACGAACGGTTCTTTTCCTTCCGCTTCGACGCCAGACTGAACTTCGTGATCACGCCCGACGTGATCCCGTCCATGTATTATCTGGATCAGAACAACACGATCAGATCGGAGGTCTGACAAATGGCCCAGAAGAAAAAGACCGTCGCCGTCGACCAGGAAGCGCCGGTCTTCACAAAGGAACAACTGGTCAAGTCTAAAACCCTGGGCGTCCCCCAGGACGCCGTCGCGGCGATTTTGAAGGACGGCCAGACCTACACACGGGAAGAAGCGGTCCGCCTTGTGACCGACTTCCTTGAAAGGAGCGTGTAACTATGCCTATTGGTGGAGGTTCTTTCACCGTACAGAACAAGGTTCTTCCTGGCGCTTACATCAACTTCGTGAGCATGGGAACGAACGCCAAAATGGGGGAACGCGGCGTCGCGGCCCTTCCCCTGGAACTGAACTGGGGACCTGAAGGCCAGGTCTTCAGACTGGATGCCGCGGACTTCAACGCGACCAGCCTGAAGGTCTTCGGCTACGATCCCACCGACGCGAATATCCTTCTGGTTCGCGAAGCCATGAAGCGCGCGAAGACCCTTCTGATCTACCGCGTGAACGGCGGCGGCACGAAGGCCAGCGGCACGGTCGGCGGAATGACCGTTACCGCGAAGTATGGCGGCACCCGTGGAAACGCGATCAAGGTCGCCGTGGTCACAAACGTCGACGACGCAACGAAAATGGACGTCGTGACCTATCTTGACGATATGGTCATGGACAGCCAGACCGTCGCGAAGTCCGGCGGCGCCGCTTCCCTGGTCGCGAATGACTTCGTCACCTTCGGCACCGTCGCCACCCTGACGGCCGCAACCGCGACCGCGCTGACCGGCGGCACGAACGCCACGGTCAACGCTTCGAAGCACACCGCCGCCCTGACGGCCTTCGAAGTGGAAACCTTCAACGTGATCGGCTACCCTGGCACCGTGGAGGACATCAAGTCCCTGTATGCGGCCTTCGTCAAGCGCCTTCGTGACGACGAAGGGAAGAAGATCGTCGGCGTCCTTTATGGCTACGTCGGCGACCACATGGGCCTGATCAACGTGAAGAACGGCGTCGTCCTGACCAACGGGACCACCGTCACCGGCGACCAGGCCGTCGCCTGGGTAACTGGTGCTTCCGCCGGCGCGGAAGTGAACGAATCCCTGACGAACACCGCCTACGACGACGCCGTGGACGTGGACGTCAAATATACGAAGTCCCAGTTCGAAGCCGCGATCAAGGCCGGCGAGTTCGTATTCTATGCCGACTACGGAAAGGCCCGTGTCCTGACGGACATCAACAGCCTGACCACCATCGGGCAGAATATGTCTTCCGACTGGACGTCGAACCGCGTCGTCCGCGTTATGGACGGTTGGGCAAACGACGTCGCCCGTATCTTCGGCGAATCCTATATCGGTCTGGTGACGAACAGCGACACCGGCCGCCAGCTTTTCAAGGCTGACCTGGTGTCCCTGGCCCTTCAGTATCAGTCGATCGACGCGATCAGCAACTTCAAGTCCGACGACATCACCGTTCAGCAGGGCGACGGGAAGCGCGACGTCGCTGTCGACTGCGCCCTTCAGCCGAACGACAGCATGGAAAAGCTTTATATGACCGTCGTCGTGAACTGACGAAAGGAGTGACCCAGAATGAAGACTTTGAACGCACCTGATACCATTTCCGGCAAGGCCGGCCGTGCCTACGCGAAGATCAACGGCAACAACGAAGAACTGTTCTTCGCGAAGACCATCGAAGCCACCGTCGAGAAGAGCAAGTCCGAAGTGAAGGCGATCGGGAAGCGCATGACGGGCCATAAGACCACCGGCGCCAACGGGACCGGTTCCATGACCCTTTACTACATGACGCCCCTGTTCCGCGAACTGATCCGCCAGTGGAAGGAAACCGGCGTGGACGTCTACTTCGACATGGTCGTCGAGAACGACGACGAAGAATCCGCCGCAGGCAAACAGACGACCCTTCTGATCGGCTGTAACCTGGATTCCGTGATCCTGGCGAAGCTGGACGGCGACAGCGACGACGCCCTGGACGAAGACGCGGACTTCACCTTTGAGGACTTCGACATTCTGAAGGCCTTCAATAAGATTTAACCACCACCATTCAGAAGGAGGACTTACAAATGGGTAAACTTCAGGAATTTCTTATGCAGAGCGAAGAGCGCGCACAGGTGACGGCGGAAGTCGCGATCAGCGGCTTCCCCGTCCCCTTCACCGTCAAGTCGATCACAGAGGGCGAAAACAAGGCCCTTCGGAAGACCTGTCAGAAGGTAAACTTCGACAAGAAGACCCACCAGAAGACCACGGAAACCGATATGGACCTTTACAATAACCGCCTTGTGATCGCCTGTTGCGTGGACCCGAACTTCAAGGACGCCGACCTTCAGGCGAAGTATGGCGTCATGGGCGCCGAAGCCCTGATCGACGTCCTTCTGAAGCCTGGACAGTTCGTCGACCTTCTGGTCGCGATCCAGGACGTCAACGGCTTCACCGACGACGTGAACGACCTTCGCGAAGAAGCAAAAAACTGATCACCGGTGGAGAGCGTGAGGAAGACGCGGACGGCGAAGCCGTCTATGCACACTACGCCCTTCACCGGCTGAAAATCCTCCCTGGCGCGCTGATGGCCCTTCCCCTTCGGGAACGGGCCTTCATTTATGCTTCCATCGACCTTCAGGTCGAGAAAGAGAAGAAGGAGCAGAAACGGGCCGCGGCGCGGCGGGGGAAGAAAGGACGGTGATGAACCGTGCCTGGTGTTTCGACACCTATGACGATCCGCGACGGTATGTCCGCGAAGCTGAAGCGGATCACGTCCGCCTTTCAAAAAATGGAGCGCGCCGCCAGGTCTGCGGACAAGGCCACCCAGGCCGTGAACCCTGGCCGGACACTGGAAAACAGCGCGTCTTTGATCGACCGCGCCCGAAAGCGCCTGGACGCCTTTATCAACAGGCAGAGGGACGCCGGCAAGGGGGCGGAAGAAGTTTCCGACGCCTGGTCCCGAACGGAAGGCCTGATCAGGAAGGCCCTGGCGGTCTTTTCGGTCGCCGCCGTCAAAGGCCAGATTCAAAAGACCCTGGAAGAGTTTTCGAACCAGTACAACGCCGAAGTCCAACTGGGCGTCGTTATGAAGAACGCCGGCATGGACCAGAAAGCCTTCGACGCGATCCGCGACAGGGCGTCCGCCCTTGAATCGAAGACTACCTTCGGCGGCGACACCTTCGTCGCCGGCGCGGCCGAACTGGGAACCTATCTGAAGGACCCCGAAGCCCTTTCCGCGGCTATGGGGACCCTTGCCAACTACGCCGCCGGCATGGGCGGCCCGTCTGTGGATCAAAGCCAGATGGTCGAATACGCGACCCAGCTTGGCAAGGCCTTAGATGGCACCTATGACGGCTTGAAGAAGAAGGGCTTCGAACTGACTGAAGCACAGCAGAAGATCATAGAAACCGGAACCGACATGGAAAAGGTTGCTGTGATCAACGACGTGATCAATCAGTCCTGGGCCGGACTGGCCGAATCCTACGCCAACACCCCCACCGGCAAGATCGAGCAGTTCAAGAACAAGATCGGGCAACTGTACGAAGCGGCCGGCCAGAAGCTGGTCGGCGGCGTCATGCGCCTTCTGACGGCGGTGACGAACCTTCTGGACACCCTTCAGAACACCGGCGCCCTGGACGGCGTCTGTGTCGTCCTGAACGTGATCATGGGCCTTCTGGGCTATGCGGCGACCGCCGTGTCCTGGATCGCCCAGGTGGTCGTCGACAACTGGCCCACCGTGTCCGCTATCCTGACGGCAATCGCGATCGTTCTTCTTCCGGCCATGATCTCCCGCCTGTGGGCTACCGTGGCGCCTGTCCTGGCCCAGGCCGCGGCCTGGGCGCTTGCAAATGCGCCGCTTATTATGATGATCGCCCTGGTCGCCCTTCTGATCTCCGCCGCAATGGACGCCGGCGTCACCATTGAAGACGTCGTGGGCTTCGTGGGCGGCCTTCTGGGCGGCCTGTATGCCTTCGGCTACAACCTGATCGCCGACATTTGGAACTTCATCGCCACATTTGCGGAGTTCTTCGCGAACGTCTTCGTCGATCCGATCGGTTCCATTGAACGCCTGTTCCTGGGACTGGCGGATTCCGTCCTGGGCGTCCTGGAAACCATAGCGAACGCGATCGACGCGGTCTTCGGATCGAGCCTGTCGGACGCCGTCGGCAACTGGCGAAGCGGCCTTCAGGCGAAGATCGAAGCCAGCTATGGAGAAAACGCCGTCCGCTATGACCGTATGGAGAAGATTGACACGGCCAGCACGGCGGCCGCCTGGTCCACCGGCGCGAAGGGAATCGCGAACAACCTTTCCCAGATCACCGGCAAACTGGACAGCCTGACTTCTTCCTGGGACGTGTCCCGCTCCACCGGCACGATCAACGGCGGGGACCTGGACAGCGTCGGTTCCGTCGGCAAGATCGACAGCGACGTCAATATCGCCGACGAAGACCTGAAGTTCCTTCGCGACGTGGCCGAAATGCGCTATGTCCAGAACTTCGTCACCCTGACCCCAACCGTCGCGATGGACGCCCAGATCAGCGAACGCGTGGACCTGGACGACGTCGTCAGCGCGATCGAACGGAAGCTGGAAGGTGAGTTCATCGCCGCCGCGGAAGGAGTGTATAACTAATGAGCCGATACAGAATGACCCTGATCGCGGGGGGACGGGAAATCAACATTCCCGTCCTTCCCGCTTCCCTGAAGGTGTCTTCCCCTGGCAAGAACGAACGGACGACCGTCCTTGAACTGGGCGAAGTCCTGATCCTTCGGAAGAAGGGGCTTCGGACCATCGAATGGGACAGCTTCTTCCCGAAGTCCAGCGCCCCCTATACCACGGGCCAGGTCCGGAACCCGACCGCCATTATCCAGGCGATCCAGTCCGCCAGGGACGGCCGGACACCCCTTCGCTTCCTGATCACCGGAACGGACCTGGACATGAACGTCAAAATGGGCGTGGAGTCCTTCGAGTACGAAGAGCGGTCCGGCGAACTGGGGGACTTCTACTATTCGATCAAGCTGTATGAATGGCGGGACTATTCCGCGAAGCGGATCACCCTCCCCGCCCAGAAGTCGGAGCCGGCGAAGGCCCAGGAACCGACCAGGGCCGGCCAGCCGGCCAGCAAACCGAAAACCTACACCGTGAAGTCTGGGGATTGCCTGTGGAACATCGCGAAGGCGCTGTACGGCAACGGGGCGGACTACACGAAAATCTATAACGCCAACAAGGGGACAATCGGGAAAAATCCGAACCTGATCTACCCTGGACAGACGTTCACGATCCCCTGATATGGCTATCTCTATTCTTTACCAGAACAACGTGACCGGCGCCGCGCATGACGTGACGACGCTGATCACGGCGGCAAAGTGGACGACGAAAAGGTCCGGTTCCCCCGCTTCCCTGACCGTGACCGCGATCGTCGACGACGCCGTGGCGTGGAACCCTGGCGGGATTCTGGTCCTGAAGAACGGTTCCACGGGCCTTTTCTATGGCTACGTCGTGAAGACCAGCCAGAGCGAAAAGGACCAGGTCCAGATCACAGCCTACGATCAGACCTGGTATTTGAAGAAAAACAAGGAAACCTATGTCTTCACCGGCAAGCGCGCCGACCAGATCGTGAAGCAGATCGCCGAAGACTTCAAGCTGAAGACCGGCACCCTGGCGAACACCGGCTACGCGATCCCCTCCATGATTGAGGACGGCCAGACGCTTTTCGACATCGCCCTGAAGGCGATCGACCTGACCCTGATCAACACGGGGAAAATGTTCGTCCTATGGGACGACTTCGGTTCCCTGGCGATCACGGACGTCGAAACGGCGAAGCTGGACCTGTTCGTGGGCGACGGGAGCCTTGCCACCGGCTACACCTACGACCAGGACATAGATTCCGACACCTACAACAAAATCAAGCTGGTCAAGGACAATAAGACCACCGGCAAACGTGACGTCTACATCTACCAGGATTCGAAGAACATGACCCTGTGGGGAATCCTTCAGGACTATGAAACGGTCGACGAAAGCATGAACTGTGGGGAGACAGGATATTTGAGAAATGCGGGATAGGGCGGGATGAGGGGGGAGACGACGGGAAAACCCTTGAAATACGCGGGAAACGGCGACTTTCGGCGCGGGACGGAGGCGCGAATTATCAACAATCTTGAGATGAGGATGCGTCGGCGGCGGTCGGCGCTTTTTTTACGCTCACGAGGCCGCACAACGGCGGCGGCGTGGCGAGGCGCACACATACGCAGAATACGAAAAAGCCCCGGAAACGCCCGTATAACGGCATTTCCGAGGCTTTTAGATGGTATGAGCCGCTCGGCCCCGTCCCGGAAGTCACAGCAGCAGACCAAGAGGACGAGAGCTTTGCGGCTCATGCTGCTATTGTAGCAGACGCGGCGGCGGATTGCAAGAGGGGCAAGCGTGCTAACGGAGCGTTAGAGCGTGCGAGTTTTGGGGAAAACGGGGCTTTTCGGTGCGGATCGGCGGGGATTAGGGCGTGCGCTGGCCGTGCGAGGCGTGCGCGGCGGGGCGGCGAAGCGGGGCAAAACAGGCGGCGAGCAATGGGACAAATCTGCAAAACCGATGGGACTGTGTCCCATTGCCCTGTTTTCAAGGGTTTTCGGGCTTTCGACCCTCGGTTTTCGCCGCTTCATCAATGGGACTGAAAACAGATTTACAACTAAATCAAAACAGCGCAAAAAATCAAGCGGTTCCGCCTTGGGCTTCAGCGTCCTCGGCGGGGCCGCTTTTTGCGTTGCTGCTCTCGTCGAAATATGTCCAGAATATAGACTCTTTTTCCCCGGTGCTGACGCGGCTGTACTTGTAGTGAACCAAGTCAAAAACTTCCTTTTGAGCATCCATCGGCAATAAGCGGAACATGGCGATCAAGTCGCTCTCCATCTCAGACAATCCGACACCATCGCACGCGCCGGGGGTTGTGTTTGAGCTACCTCCCTCCACCAAGTAATCCAGCGTCACACTTAGCCTATGCGCTACTCTTCGGACGCTTTCGACATTAGGGGTTTGGGTTGCCCATCTGCGGATAGTCGCATTGGCAAGATCGCATTCCCTCTCAACTTGCTTGACTGTAAGGTTTTGCTCTTTTATCAATGCGAGAACTCGGTCGTAAATAGTCATAGTGAATAGTCTCCTTAAAATTTAGTAGACAGGCTAATTTTGGCTTGACAATTAGTGAATGGGCTACTATAATAGGGGTGTAATCTGATTTAAGTATAAAGCAAGTAAATCATAGCACACCCCGACCGAAAATGAAATAGCAAATCGGCGAACGGTAGAGCAAAAGCGAGCGGCGGAGGCGTTTTTCAGAAGGAGAACGACACCATGAAGAACGACATCGCAGACATCCTGTTCAAGTACACCACTGGCGAGGCCACACTGGAAGAGACGAACGACGCCTTGAAGGAGGCGGAGGCGGGTTTCAACTTGGAACCGGGCCGCAACGAGATCACCCCCGACGAGATGGCCCTCACCACTGTCGGAGATACCCCGGAAGAGGCCAACGGCTTCGGTCTGTTGGACACCGGCACCGGCAGCATGGAGAAAGTCCATGTCACCAACGGCAAGCTGGACGAGGCGATCAATCAGGTCAACCATGACGGCACGACCAATATGCTGGCCTTCGTCATCATCGGCCCCAATCGTTACGAGGTCAAGGGCGACACCCTGACGGGCTGCTAAAGCCCACCAACACCTAAGCGACTCTTAGATTTAATTCCGCCGACCGCCGTTCGCTTTTGCTCTACCACAAACGCTGAGAAAAGGAAAGGAGGCAGATCATGAGACGCGGCAAGAAGCCCACCCGCAAGCAGAAGATCCGGCTCGGGCAAGCGGGCCTCGCCCCGGAGAACTGGCTGGTCGTGAAGCAGAAAGCAAACGGCGAGCTAATCATTCTGAACAAGTACCACGACACGATCCGCGTCATCCCGCCACTGGCCGGATGAGCTTTGCAGGAAGGAGCAGCAGCATGAAGGAGCAACCGCACATCTGCCCGCTGTGTGGGCGAGCATACGACGAGCCGCCCGCGCTGTCGCGAGCGGACAACCAGACGGACATCTGCCCGAGGTGCGGCATGATGGAGGCACTGGCGGCCATGCCGAGGCGGGAAACGCCACAGGATCGGACGCGGCGGGCCGTGTACGCCACGGGCAACCGCTGGGCGATTGAGAACTTTGAAGCGACCCACCACTAAGCCGAAACGCCCGGAAGGGCGTCACCGGGAACTGCCCCACCCGGTCTGAAGATGGCAGGGCAGAAAGGAATGACGGCAGCATGAGAAAGATCAAGAAGATCAACGGCTTCCTCGTGGTCAAGTTCAACGACCGCGAGAAGCGCGAGTACGAGGGCACGGCCCTCGGAGAGTACGGCGTGATCGACGCGGAGGTCTACACGGGCAATCTGGACATCGACCGGGGCGCGATGGAGTACGACGACGCGGACACGCTGGAGGTGGCCGTGGAGCTGGCACGGGGGCTGGAGTCCGAGGAGGACATCACGGACGAGCCGCCCACCTACACCGCCGCCGTGGAAACGAATGAGAGCTATACCGAGGAGGCGGTGGAGCCCGCCGCCCTGATCGAGGGCTGGACGCGCCGCCTTGCCACGCAGGTCAAGAGCAAGCACTACCCCGACACCGACCCGCGCACCGCCGCACACGAGCTTTACGGCTTCAAGATGGCGCTGCGTCAGATCGGCTTCCTGCCGGAGAGCGAGGTCATCACCGACCCGGACACCTTCGGCGCGGGACGGCTGGACGGCCCTATGCCGCGCAACCCCGAAGAGCTGCTGGCGTTCGTGTGCGACGAACGGTGCAAGAACCGGGCCGGACACACGCAGGAGGAGCTGGACGCCATTTGCGCGAAGTGCCCGCTGGGACAGCTCTACGAGGACGCGGAGGCACAAGACCTACGCATCCGGGAGCGGAGCGAGCGAGCGCTGCGGGAGCACATCGAGGGCGTGAGGCACGCTGAGGACACCGTGACCGCCCTGCTTGGCGGGCATGAGGCGCTGGCCTACCTTGCGGCGCTGCGGGACGGACAGATCCTGCAGGAGAACGAGTGTGAGCACTATGCGGCGCAGATCGCCGAGGCGGGCGCAGCGTGGGAGACGGTGCTGGAGGGCGTGAGCTTTGAAGACCTCTCCCGGCTGCGGCACCTGCTGCGGGAGGTGGACGAATACATCAAGGACGGCGGCGAGCTGTTCAACGGCTTCCAGCACGAGACAGAGCGCATCCCGGCGCATCGTCTGGAGGAGCTCCACCAGCTCGGGACGGCGCTTCTCGGCGAGTGCCCGGAGAACGACTGCACGATCTACCGCAACGTGTTCCGCATGGCGGTCGACGTCGACGGGCAGATGGGCAAGCTGACGGGCCACGCGAGGGAGACGATGCAGCGGGAGTATGAGCGGCTGCTCCGGGAGTTGAACCGCCTCTACACCATGAACCACGCGGTGAAGAAGTACCGGGAGGCGCAGCATGACAGGACTTGAACTACTCAAGGCCCCGGAGGCCACGGCGGGCGAGATCGCGGACATCATCTCCGCACCGTGCCCGCCCATCATCCCCGCCCACTGTGACGGCGTGAGCTGCCGCGCGTGCTGGCTGGCATGGCTGACAGGCGAGCCACTCAAAGGGAAAGAGCCGCCCGACAAGCGGACGGCTCCGGATGATGCTCCCGCCTACTACCATCCTCCAGTGAAAGCAATCCGAGAGGCGGCGGAGAGGATCAGGGAGGGGCGCATGGAGTACGCAGCAGAAGCGCTCACTCGCCGATCCGATCCAGAAGAACCTCGACGGCCTTGAAGGCGTAGGCCCTTGCGACTACTGACGTCGCATAATAAGTTTCCCGGCAGACGGCAACAATCGCCGCTTTCTGAGCTTCGGTGAAACCAGCGTCAATGTGCTCGCCAGAGTCGAGAATGGCAGAGCGAAGACGCTCGCCGAGAATAGTCCAGTCAACATCGCGGCTCTTGTCGACTTCATCGAGTACACGCTCGACGACATCAAGGGTAGCATCAGCCATAGACAACACCCCCTCCCCGGGCAGTGGCCCAGCTCAATTATACACGAGCAGGAGGGCAAAGGAAAGGAGCAGCAGAATGTTCAGCACAGAAGACCTCAAGACCGCGATCGGCGCGACCGTCATCGCACGGCGAAACGCGGCGGCGCGGCTGCGGGAGGCGGGCAACCCCCGCAACCCGTTCCGGGCGCTGCCGGGGATGGAGCAGCAATTCTTTGAAGCGGCGCAGAGCGTGCGCAGCTACGACCTCGTTCTCAACTTACTTGAGAGAGAAGTAAAGCGGGAGGCGCGAAAGCGTGCGGGGCGCACGGCGCAAAGCGCGGCGGTGTTCCTTATCACGGCGGGGCTCATCATCCTCGCGACGCTTGGCTTCGCGGCGGCGCTGCTGCTGATGCGCTGCCCTGTCCCCGCCGTGAGCGTCACCGCGTTTATAGGCGTGGCAGTCTCGCTGGGCTGGGCGGTCATTCGGAAGTAAGTCTAAGAACGATGAGAAAGGAGGGCAAGCGATGAGAGGCCCGAAGAAACGGCTGACGCCGTTCGGGAAGATGGTGGTGAAGGCGCTGGCTGACCGGGATATGAGTCGGGCGGAGCTGGCGGCCACGGTGGGCACGAGCCCGCAGTACATGAGCTACATCCTGAACGGGACACGCTCCGGCGAGAAGTACCTCCCAGCGATCATCGCCGCCCTCGCGCTCGACCCGAAGAAGGCGGAGCGGGCGATCGCGGCATGACGCACGGAAGGGAGGGAACGGAGTGCCGGACGTATTCATCACGCTGGAGGAGGCAGCGGCTTTTGAAGGTATCACTTACGAGGCCATGAAGAAGCGCGTTCAAAGAAGCCCCAAACAGCATAACGTAAAGTCACAGGCCCGGGAGGGCGGCGGCAAGGATCAGGTGTTGATCTCGACAAGCTCCCTCTCGGCAAAGGCGCGGAAGGCATGGCGAGCCGCGCAGAAGGTGGAAGGGAGTGAGGTCATCATAGACAAGAGAGCACAGGAGGCCGTGCCGTGGTACGTCACCGCCGACCTGAACCAGTACACGGAGGCGAACAAGAAGCGCTTCTATGAGGCGGTAGAGCTGGCGGCACGGGTGCAAGACTTCATCGACTATGACGGCCCTGACCGCACGGGCTACGCCGAGCGGTACGCGCTGGGGCTGGGGATCAGCCCGCAGAGCCTGTACCGCTACATGAAGAACGTGCTGGAGGCGAACGCATGGGCGCTGAAGCTGGAGAAAGAGGACGGAAAGAGCCGGGACTACTTCCGGGCGCTGGCGCTGTGCCGGAAGCCAAAGGAGACGGGTACGTTCCCGAGCTTGACGGACGAGCAGAAGGCGATCATTGAGAACATCTGGTTCGACAAGCGGTTCGCGGCGAACCTCGGCACGATCGAGATGCTCTATGAACGGTTTGAGCTGGAGGCGGAGCGGCGGGAGTGGGAGGAGTATCCCTCCATCAAGACGGTGGCCCGGTACATCAAGTTCCTCATGGGACAGCGGGGCGCGGAGTCTGCCCGGTTCCTCGCCGCCAACGGGACGCGGGAGTGGAAGAACAAGCGGATGATGAAGGGCAAGCGCGACGCGACGAGCCTTCAAGTCATGGAGTATGTCGTCGGCGACGAGCACACCTTCGACTTTTGGGTGCAGTGGACGGCCCCGAACGGCAAGATCAAGGCCGTGCGCCCGAAGCTGGTTGCGTGGCTGGATATGCGCTCCCGCGCTATCATCGGCGATGTAGCGTGCGTCAACGCCAATTCGCAGACGCTGAAGGAGTCGCTGGTCAAAATGATCTACAGCAATCCGGGCGGCGTTCCCCACATCCTGCACGTCGACAACGGCAAGGATTATACTGCCAAGGCCATGACCGGACAGAACCGCAAGCACCGCAAAATCGACCTTGACTTTGCATTTGACTCGGAAACGGTCGGCTTCTATCAGAGCATCGGCATCCAAGAGGTCGGACGCTCGCTGCCGTATCAGCCTTGGGACAAACCGATCGAACGCTTCTTCTCCACGGTCTGCTCGAAATTCTCCAAGTGGTTTGAGAGCTACACGGGCACGCTGACAGGCTCCAAGACCTACGCCAAGCGGCAGAAGGACATCGACCAGATGCTGGAGCGCGGGGAGCTGCTGACGATGGAGGAGTTCTTCGAAGTCTGGACGGAGTGGAAGAACACCAAGTATCACACCCGCAAGCATCGCGGCCTGAGCGACGCGGGCGAGAAATGGGTTACGCCGATTGAGATGTTCGAGAACGGCCCGCGCTATGAAAAGGCAGCTCCACCCCGAGAGTACGCAGCGATGCTGCTGATGAAGGCGGCGACCGCCCGCGTCACAAACCAAGGCATCAACAAGTTCGGCACACTCTACACGGACACGGAGCTCGCCTACTACGTCAACCAAAAAGTCAACATCAAGTGGGACATCGACGATGTCACCAAGCTCTATGTGTACGACATGGACGGCAAGAAGATCTGTGAGGCGGTGTCCGCCGAGCTGCTCGCCTTCGGCCCGCATTGTTCTCAGGCGGCGCTGGAGAAGCATCTGCGAGATCAGAAACGAAACGAGCGAGAGGTCAGGGAGTATCTGGAGGAGCGAGTCCGCCCCTACGAGCTGCGGCTCGAGGACGGCGCAAGGCCCTCGGATGCAGTGGGCATGATCGACCTGACCATCAAGGCCACGCCGAGCCAGAAGCTGGTCTCCCTGCCCAAGGACAGAATGTTCCGATCGGAACAGGCAAGCAAGGCGAGCCGGAAGAAGGTCACGGACGACACCTTCCTCAACGCCAAAGGCGACAAGGCGCTCTCCCTTTTGAGAGCGATGAACGAATAATAACGGAGGTACATCATGGAAGTTACAGCAGCGGAGCGCACCGCAATCTACACCAACATCAGCCCCCTCGCACAGCGCGTGAACAACTACATCCAGACGCAGCACTCAAGCATCGCGGCGGTCGCCAAGGACATCGGCTACAGCCGCACCACCGTCTCCCGGTATCTCACGGGCAAGTATGACAGCAACCCGAACGACCTTGAGAGCAAGCTGACGGACTTCCTCACCCGGCAGACGGGCGAGGCGGTCGACCTGACGACGCCGTTGGCGGAGTCAGAGGGCAAGACGTGGCAGACGCCCGTATTCTTTGAGAGCCGGGATGCGAAGGCCGTGCTCGGTGTATGCCAGAGCTGTCAGGAGTACATTGGCCTCGGCATCGTAGTCGCCCGCAGTGGCTACGGCAAGACCTACGCCCTGCGGCAGTACGCGAAGCTCTCCCGCGTGGCCTACATCGAGTGCGACGACACCATGAGCAGCCGCGACCTTGTGGAGGCGATCGAACGGAGCATCGGGCTCCCAAACGGCTACGGCACGATCTGGCGCAGGGTGAACGGCATCCGGGAGTTCTTCAACACGAACAAGGGATACCTGCTGATCATTGACGAGGCGGACAAGCTGGTGAGCAAGTACACACAGAAGAAAATGGAGATCCTGCGGGCGGTGTTCGATCAGAGCGACGTGGGTCTTGTGATCGCGGGCGAGCCGAAACTGGAGGCACAGATCAAGACCTACCTCGTGCGTATGGCGAACCGGGTGGACTTCTACGCCTCGCTGCGGGGCCTCTCCCCCTCGGAGGTGGAGGGCTATCTCACGGACTTCCAGATCGAGCCGGAGGCGCTGGTGGAGTTGAAAGCGCGGGCGTGCAATATGCAGACCGGGTGCTTCCGACTGCTCGACCGCACGCTCTCTAACGTCCGACGCATCCTCAAGGAGACGGGCGAGGAGACGGTGACGGTGAAGACCATAGCACAGGCATCGTCCATGATGATGCTTTGAGGAGGGACAGCGAATATGAGAATAGAACGCATCAGCGGAGCGATCCTCATCCTGCTCTCCGGCGTGCTGCTCCTGATGGCAGCCTACGGCGGGACGCCGGAGGATCGGGACGCGACAGCGATCCTCCTGACGCTGCCGATGGGTCTTGTGGCACTGTTCACCGAGATCCCGGAGCGCGGCAAGCGCACCAAGCGAGACTACCGGGCGTAAAGCCCGCAACATTAACAAATTGAAAGGAGCCGCAAACATGGCAAGGAAACGAGTAGTCGAGGCCCCGAGCCTCCATTCATGGGAGGACGTGAACGACGCCCTCCGTCAGATCGCCGAGGCGCAGATCGCGCTGGGCGAGATCCAGAGCGATATGCAGAAGCAAATCTTAGGGGCACAGAAGGTCGCCGAGGAGCAGAGCAAGCCGCTCAACGACAATGTGGCCAAGCTGGAGCGCGAGATCAAGAGCTTCGTCACCGACCACAGGGACGAGATGGGCAAGACGAAGTCGATGGTGCTGACGTTCGGCGAGGTAGGCTTCCGGCTCTCCACATCCGTCTCGCTGCCCCGGGCGAAGGAGAAGCTGGAGGAGATCATCCGCCGTCTCAAGTCCCGCCAGATGACGGACTGCATCGTGGTGGAAGAGAAGGTCAGCAAGGAGGCTCTGAAGAAGTACGGCGAGGACACAGTGAACGCCGTGGGCGCAACGTGGAAACAGAGCGACGTGTTCGGCTATGAGGTGAACATCGCCAAGCTGGAGCAGATCAAGGCGGGCAACTGAGGAAGGGGGCTCACGGAATGACAGCAGCAAGGACTGGGCGCAAACAGCCCTCCATCCGCACGCTGTGGGCGATCGCGAAGTCGCCGGAGCTGCACCTCACGGACGAAGACCTGCACGCGGTTGTCTACCGCGAGACAGGCAAGGAGTCCATGAAGATGCTGACGCAGGGCGAGGTCAACACTGTTGCCCGCGTGCTGCAGAACATGAAGGACAGTGTGAGTCGGAGCGTGCGGGACAAGCGCACGGACACGGGCGGCGACATCCGCACCACCGCGCAGCGCCGGAAGATCTACGCGCTGTGCGAGGCGCTGGGCTGGAATGACGACCCGCGCCGCATTCAAGGCTTCGTCAAGCGCGTGGCCCATGTCGACCGCATCGAATGGCTGAACATAGCGCAATGCGAGAAGGTCATCGAAGGGCTCAAGGCAATCCTCGCACGGCAGCGCCGGAAGGAGGCGGAGCTGTGATAGAGGAACGAGCGATCCTCGCGGCGCTGGAACGCATAGCGCGGATGCAGGACAGCATCCGCAGCGGCATGGACATCTGCAGGGACACGGGGCTTGTGTTCCTGCGGGTCTACTATGAACAACTCCCTCCCAATGTTGCCCGCCGCCTGACAGAGCTACACGCAGAGGACATGGCGGAGATCCCTCGCGCAACCTCCACGGAGGGTACGGCGCAGGATCGGCAGCGCCTTGGCGAGAAGCTGGCGAGCGACGCAGCCACCGCACAGGTCATGCGGGCGATGAATGTCTACCGCGCAAGGCTCGGCTACGGCCCGCAGGAGGGCGGAGACGGCGCGGAAGCAGCGGGAGGTGATATGTAATGCCAAAGGGGAAGAAACGCCTCACGCAGCGGGAGAAGGCCGAGCGTGCGGCGATCAAGAAGCAACTCCAAGCGGACGGCGTTCTCCCACCTGATAAGCCCCGGCTCAACCGCAAGAAGTTCGCCCGGGAGGTGTGGGAGGATTTCAGCGAGATGGATGTCTACACCGCAGATTTCTACCTCCGCAAGGCGATCATGGCAACGGTGGGGCCGGAGCTGCACGAAGTGACATCGGAGCAGGTTGGCATCCTGAAGCTGATGAAGCTGGCGGTGGAGACCGATCGGTTCATGCAGCAACTCAAAAAAGAGGGGCGCGAGCAATACAGCATCGGGGAGTATGTCGAGAAGGTCTACAACCCGGTCATGAATTTATAGGAGGATTCACATCATGGCAAAATTGACACCAGACGCGACGAGGACGGAGCATGGCCTCGTCATCAACGAGAAGATCATCCCGTGGGGCGCGGTCTGGCCCAAGGACTCCGGCGCGTACAAGAAGGGCGCACAGTACAAGGCCGACCGTCTGCTCTCGGGCGGCACGGGCAAGGTCAAGGGCGTGACCATCCACAACACCAACGACCTGAAGAACGTGGAGGAGGACGCCGAGCAGTACACCCGTGCGACGTGGCCTAACGGCAACATGAACGACGCCCGCGTCCACTACTACGTCGACGACATCAACGCATGGCAGAACCTGAGAGAGGACGAGGTGGGCTGGCACGCGGGCGATGGCCGGAAGGCCACGGGCGGCAACGAGACGACGCTCTCCATCGAGATCATCATGGATGGCACGGGCAGCAAGGAAGACCGCAAGGCTGAGGAGAACGGCGTACTGCTGGCGGCGCTGCTGCTGAAGAAGCACGGCCTGAGCGTGAACGAGCTGTACACGCACAACCACTGGATGGGCCACCCGGACTCCATCGTGCAGGGCGCGAGGAAGAACTGCCCGCTGTACATCCTGCCTCATTGGGCGCAGTTCAAGCAGAAGGTCGCCGCGAAGCTCGCGGAGCTGAACGGCGGTGCGACCACCACGGAGACGGGCAAGACGGAGATCATGGGCAAGGCCAAGGCGAGCGCGCAGCAGATGGCGCTGTTCGCCCGATCCAAGAACGCGGAGCCGCAGCTCCCGGCGTGCTCGCTGGAGCAGCTGGCGCAGTTCTTCCTTGAAGAGGGCGAGGCCGAGGGCGTGCGCGGCGACGTCGCCTTTGCGCAGAGCCTCCACGAGACGGGCTTTTTCAAGTACGGCGGCATCGTGCTCCCCACGCAGAACAACTACGCGGGCATCGGGGCGCTGAACGGCAACGCCAAAGGACAGGCGGCGACCTTCCCCGACCCGCGCACGGGCGTCCGGGCGCAGATCCAGCACCTGAAAGCATACGCCTCCAAGGAGATGCTCGTGAACGGGTGCGTCGACCCGCGCTTCTCCCTCGTGACACGTGGCTCGGCGCAGTATGTGGAATGGCTGGGCGCAAGCGACAACCCCAACAGCAAGGGCTGGGCCGTACCGGGCAAGGGCTACGGCAGCAAGATTATCGCCCTGTTAGGTCAGATCATGGCGTTCGAGGTGCCCCAGCCGTCCGCACCGAGCGAGCCGGAGGAGCAGGAGCCGGAGTTCCCGGCGTATCAGTTAGAGGGGCTTGAAACGCTCACGGAGGCTGACGTCATCAACTCCCCCGAGTTCTGGCGGCAGAAGTTCGGCGAGCAGGTGACGGTCGGCGAGCTGTTCGGTATCTTGGGGAAGCTCTTCACAAAAGTGACCGAGTAAGGACGCGGAGGGCGGGACATGGAAGACCTCGTAAAGGAACTGACGATCGACATGGTTCCTGACGGCGACAACCGCATCATCGCAGAGACGATCGGCGTCGAGAACTACTACAAGCTGTGCTCGGTCGTCGGCGGCTCGACCATCTACCTCCAGAAGCCGGAGAGTGTCCTTCGCCCCGTCCGTGACGCTCACATTAAAGCGGAGTTCAACGGCTACAACCACCCGGAGCTTGCCCGCAAGTACGGCGTAACGGAGCGATGGGTGCGGCAGCTCTGCGGCGAGGGGAAGCTGGAGGGACAGATGAGCCTTCTCGACTACGGCGACGAGCCGGAAAACACTACGTTCTAAGACAACATTTCTAAGAAGCAGTACATATATAAGGTTCCTGAAAGGGACGGTAAAATAAGACTATGAGCATAGCTCATAGTCTTATTTTTATATCCAAAGGAGGACACCAAACATGAGCATGGAGATCATCCAGAGCGCGGCGACCGAGCTGCTGGTCAACGTTGCGCTCGCCGTGCTGGCCCTCGCCGGGGCCTACGCGGTCTACTACATCCGGCTCGGCACATCCAAGCTGAAGGCGCAGACCGCGCAGATCGAGGACGCATCCACCCGCAAGGTGCTGGACGACGCCTTGGAGGACGTTGCGAACCTCGCCACGCTGTCGGTGGGCGCAATGGAGCAGACCACGGCAAAGGCGCTGCGCGAGGCGGTCAAGGGCGGCAAGGCAAGCCGCGAGGAGCTGGTCGCGCTGGGCAAACAGGTCTTTGACGAGGTCAAGGCGTCGATCGCGCCGGAGGCGCAGCGGGTCATCACGAAGAACCTCGGCAGCTTCGACGAGTATTTGACGAAGCGCATCGAGGCCGCTGTGCTGGAGATCAAGCAGAACGAGCCGTACATCACCCTCCCGGAGAGTGCGCTCATCGAAGGCGAAGCGGAACGGTAAGGAGGGCGGCACATGGACGTCTCTCAGATCACCGCCCTCATCGGCGCGGCGGCGTCGCTGCTGTGTACCGTCGTCGTCGGTGCGCTCACCTTCTTTATGAAGAAGACGCTCACAAGTCTTGAAGAGGCGGACAAGCGGAACGCCGAGGACATCAAGGCACTGGACAAGAACCTCAACGACCTGAAGGCAGACCTCCCCCTGATCTATGTGACGCGGGAGGACTACATTCGGGTCATGAACAGGGTCGAGGACAAGCTCGATCAGATCCTCTACGGAGGGAAAACCAAAGGAAAGGAGGAGTGACCTCATGGCAATCCTTGACGAGCTGACCGAGCAGGAGGTCAGCAAGAACAAAGCAATCCGGGGCTACATCGTCCGAGCCCTCGCAAAAGGCAGTCAGAACGCCTTGCTCGTCCGTCAGATCACAAACGCCCTCGTCGCTGACGGCCTGATCTACTCGCCGGACATTTCAAAGCCAATCGAGTATCTGCAGGAGGCGGGTTATGTGACCTTCACCGACCGATCGGTGAACGCCTACAACGCCTACCGCAAGGACTCCATCATCAAGCTCACTCGAAAGGGTGTTGATCTCGTCGAGGGCACGATCAACGACCCGGGCATCGATGTCTAAGGCGGAGCGACGGAGGACGCGGGTCAGCTCGACGATCGACAAGCTCCCGGACGATATTAAAGGGCAACTCGACGTCCGGCTTGCGGACACCTCCAACACCTATGAAGAACTGGCGGCATGGCTCAAGGCTGAAGGCTACGAGATCAGTAAGTCAGCAATCGGGCGCTATGCGATCCGCACCACACAGGCGGCGCAGCGCGTAGCGCAGACCATCCAGCGCACTCAGGCGATCGCTCAAGCGGTGGAGGCCCACCCTGACCTCGACTACACGAAGGCGGCGTCGATGGTGCTCATGGACGGGCTTATGCAGCGAGTCAGCACCGCTGAGGACGACTTTCAGGAAATGCCGCTGGATAAGGCGGGGCGACTCATCGCAAGCCTCGCCCGGAACGCCACCTACGAAAAGCGCGTCCGGCAGGACATGAAGAAAAAAGCTGAGCTTGCCTTCGAGCAGATGGAGACGGAGCTCATGGCGGCAATCAAGCAGCACCCTGAGCTTGCTGGCGAGCTTCACGACGTGCTGGAGCGTGCAAGAGAGAAGGTGCTGGCAGATGGCGAAGATTGACCTGAACGACTACCTCGAAAAGCTCACAGAGCCGGAAGACCGGGAAACGGTCGCAAACCGCGCGTATCAGCGGGAGCTGTTCGAGCAGTACGTCACAAAGGACGGCAACTTTCCCGAGCAGCGGGCGCAGCTCCTTGAGGACTTCAGGGCCGGAAAGGAACTGACCGGGCCGAAGGGACTGCGCCGGAAGCTCGGAGCCTTCGATCTTGAATACTTCGGGCGGGCCTATCTCGCGCACTACTTCGTCCGCCCGTCGCCCAAGTTCCACGGCGAGCTGGACAGGATATGGCGGGAGGGCGTGCTGAAGGGGATGAACCCGGAGGTGGACGCCAAGCGGATCAGCCGCGCGGATGGGTGCCGCCGTGCGATCGAGGCGCCTCGTGGCCACGCCAAGAGCACGACCTTCACTTTCAAGGACGACCTGCACGCCGCCGTCTACGGCTACAAGCACTACATCATCATCCTCTCTGACAGCTCGGAACAGGCCGAGGGCTTCCTCGTCGACATCAAGACGGAGCTGGAGGAGAACGCTGCCCTGAAGGAAGACTTCGGCGAGCTGGAAGGCAAGGTCTGGAAGTCCTCTGTCATCCTGCTGGCCAACGGCGTCAAGATTGAGGCAATCGGCTCGGGCAAGAAGATCCGTGGCCGACGTCACAAGCAATGGCGTCCCGACCTTATCGTCTGCGACGATCTGGAGAACGACGAGAACGTCAACACGCCGGAGCAACGCAAGAAGCTCCGCGACTGGTTCTATAAGGCGGTCTCCAAGGCGGGCGACACCTACACCGACATCGTTTACATCGGCACGCTGCTCCACTTCGATGCGCTGCTGGCCAACGTAGCGAAGAACCCGAGCTATAAGTCGGTGCGCTATCAGGGCGTCATCAGCTTCGCCACCAACGGCGAGCTGTGGGACGCATGGGAGTCCATCTTCACTGATCTCTCCAACGACAACCGACAGGAGGATGCGCTGGAGTTCTTCCAAGCGAACCGCGAGGCGATGCTGGAGGGCACGGCGGTCTTATGGGAGGAGAAGCTCTCCTACTACGACCTCATGGTCATCCGCATCTCCGAGGGTGAGGCGTCCTTCAACAGCGAGATCCAGAATGACCCCATCGACCCGGAGAACTGCACCTTCCAAGAAGAGTGGTTTGACTTTTGGGACGACGAGGGCAAGGCGCAGCCAGACTTCTCCGACCCGAAGTTTCTCTTCGTCGGCGCGAACGACCCGTCGCTGGGCAAGAACAAGAAGTCGGACACCAGCTCCATCATCGCACTGGCGAAGGACACGCAGACGGGCTACCTCTATGTCGTGATCGCGGACATTGCCAAGCGCAAGCCGGATCAGATCATTGAGGACGCCCTCGACGCGAGCCGACGCCTCCAGCGGGAGTACAAGCGGCCCTACTACAAGTTCGGCGTGGAGACGGTGCAGTTCCAGTATTACTTCGCCGAGATCATGCGGCAGCGTGCGGCGGCAGTCGGCGAGTATCTCCCTATCGAGGAGATCAACAGCACGCAGAACAAGGATGCACGCATCCAGTCCCTGCAGCCGTTCGTGAAGAATGGCTACATCAAATTCAGCAAGAAACACAAGACACTGCTAAAGCAGATGACCGAGTACCCGATGGGCAAGAACGACGACGCGCCGGACGGCCTCCAGATGGCGGTCAAGCTGGCGCTTGACGTCAAAATCGGGCGCAGGGTCGACTACAGAAGCGTCATCGCCCGCGCCCTCGACTTCCGGCGCGGAGCCTACTAAGGAGGTGAGGCGCATGATTATCCAAGAGAACACAATCATCCACGGCGACAGCCTCACCGTGCTCCGTCAGATGGAGCCGGAGAGTGTCGACGCAATCATCACAGACCCGCCCTACGGCATCAACTATGTCTCTCAGACGGGGGCGTCCATCAAGAACGACAAGAGCCCCTTCATCTGGTTCCTCTACGACGCCTTCCGCGTGCTCAAGTCCGGCGAGGCTGGGCACGGCGGCCTGATCTGCTTTACCCGTTGGGACGTGGAGCAGACCTTCATCGACGCGATGAAGATCGCGGGCTTCAACGTCAAGAGCGAGGTCATTTGGGATAAGGTCTACCATGGCATGGGCGACACCAAGGCGGCGTTTGCCCCGTCGCATGAGAACATCGTCTTCGCGGTTAAGGGCAAATACAGTTTCCCCGGCAGCCGCCCAAAAGACCTCGTCACCTTCCCGAAGATCAACAGCTCCAAGATGGTGCACCCCACTGAGAAGCCTGTTGGTCTGCTGGCTAATCTCATCTCATCGGTCACGAAACCGGGCGACCTCATCCTCGACCCGTTCGCCGGAAGCGGCTCCACGCTGGTCGCGGCGAAGAAGACGGGGCGTCGTTTCATTGGCATCGAGCTGGATGACGATTACTTCGTCACGGCCCAGCGGCGCATCGAGGAGGTGCGGGAATGAGCCGACTCAAGCAGCTCGTCACCCGGCTTAGACGCCCGGATATGCGGGAGGTCGCCGTGGCGCAGGTCTCCGACAAGTACAGCGAGTATCCCAGCAATGGCCTGACGCCTGTCAAGCTGGCTGAGATCCTCCGAGAGGCCGACGCGGGCGATGTTCTTCGGCAGATGGAGCTCTTTGAGGAAATGGAGGAGAAAGACCCTCACCTATTCAGCCAGCTCCAGACGCGCAAGAACGCCGTCACGGGCCTTGACTTCGAGGTGATCCCCTTCGGCGACGAACCGCTGGACAAGGAGATCGCCGACTTCATCGAAGAGCAGCTCAACGGCATCGAGAGCTTCGAGGATGTGGAGAATGACTTGCTCGACGCAATCGGCAAGGGCTTCGCCGTATCCGAGATCCTGTGGGGCTATGACGAAGGGCACGTCGTGGTGCAGGACATCAAGACGCGACATCAGAAACGCTTCTTTTGGGACACGCTGGACGATTCGTTCAAGGTGCGAACGAAGGACGTGCCGGAGGGCATCCTGCTCCCGGCGAACAAGTTCATCGTTCACAAGTACAAGGCTCGCAGCGGTCACACCTCTCGGGCTGGCATCCTCCGAGTTGTGGCGTGGATGTACCTCTTCAAGAACTACGACCTGAAGGACTGGGTCAGCTTCGCTGAGATCTACGGTCTGCCGCTCCGGCTGGGCAAGTACGCGCCGGGAGCGAGCGACAGCGACAAGGCGGCGCTCATGCGAGCCCTCATCCAGATTGGCTCCGACGCGGCGGGCATCATCCCGGATGGCACGAGCATCGACTTCATTACCACGGAGAAGACCTCCAGCTCCGACCTCTATGAACGGCTGGCTCGTTACTGCGATGAACAGATCTCCAAGGCAATCCTCGGCCAGACGCTGACTTCCGACTCGGGCGGCGGCAGTTACGCACAGAGCAAGACGCACAACGATGTCCGGCACGATCTCACCGTCGCCGACTGCAAGGCGCTGGCGTCCACCCTCCGGCGCGACCTCATCCGCCCGCTGTGCATCTTCAACTTCGGTGAGGACAAGCGCATCCCCTACATCCGCTTCGACTGCGAAGAGTCCGAGGACTTGACACAGACGGCGACAATCCTCGGCACGCTCATCGAAAAGGTCGGGCTTCGGATACCCACGAGCTTCGTCTATAAGAAGTTCTCCATCCCCGAGCCGGAGGAAGGTGATGAGATTGCAAAGCCCACCTACGGAGGCGGCATGGGCGGCGTGCTGCCGTTCAAAAGCGATGCGCTACTCTCCCTCAAGGCGGGAGCTGACGCGCCGATCGGCACGCAGCAGCACATTGACAGGCTCGCCGCCGCCGCACTCCACAAGGGCGCGGGAAGCTTCAAGCGTGCGTTCGAGCCGGTTCTCAAAATGATTGAGAACGCAGACAGTCTCGAACAGCTCCGCGAGCTGATGGAGGATGACACAGCCGTCGCCGAACTCTACGCCGCGATGGATGTCTCCGAGGTCGAGGAGCTGCTGCAGAAGGTTATGCTCTACGCCGATCTTGAGGGGCGGGTGGTTGAGGATGGATGAGTTCACCGCACTTTTCAGCCGCAAGGACATGACCTTTGAAGAGGCGGTCGCGTACTTCAAAGAGCGCGTCCCTGTAACCGCCTCGCGGTTCTATCAGATCGCCGCCGAGTACCGCGCCCTCGCCTTTACGGTCAGCGGCTACACGAAGGCGCAGGTGCTCAAGAAGTTCTACGACGAGCTGCTGGCCGCACTGGAGGAGGGTAACAGCCTTGCGGAGTTTCGCGAGAATATGAACGACTTCCTCGAAGCAGAGGGCTACGAGGGCATCACGCCCTACCAAGCCGAGAACATCTTCCGCACCAACATCCAGACGGCCTACAATGTGGGCCACTACAAGCGGATGACCGAACCGGGCGTCAAGGCGCTGCGGCCCTACTGGCAGTATGACGCCGTCAACGACTCAAAGACCCGCCCGAGCCACCTTGCGATGGATGGGCGCGTGTTCATGGCGGACGATCCCATTTGGGACACATGGTTCCCGCCCAACGGCTTCAAGTGCCGCTGCACGGTCAAGACGCTCTCCAAGCGCCAGATGGAGCAGCGGGGGCTGACGGTGGAGACCGAAGCACCGAGGGCGGCGCGGCTGGAGGATGGGCGCTTCGTCAACATCCTGCCCGACCCGCAGTTCGATACCAACCCCGCCAAGGTACGCTA